GGAGGTCACGGGCTTAAATAGTTGGGGTGTGTCCCGTGTCCTGGGCTATAATATTAGTTTGCCCAGGACACTCGAGGACACTCACGCCAATGCCGACTCTTGCATTCAACAGCCGATATGTCTTACTCACTTATGCTCAATGCGGAGAGCTCAGTGGATGGGACGTTATGGAACGCATTTCGTCACTGGGAGGCGAATGCATCATTGGACGAGAGCATCATGAGGATGGAGGACTTCACCTCCACGTGTTTTGCGATTTCGGACGGAAGCTTCGAAGTCGAAAAGCTGATCTTTTCGATGTCAGTGGTCACCACCCGAACGTTACGCCGTCTCGAGGCACTCCGGAGCTGGGATACGACTATGCAATCAAGGATGGTGACGTTGTTTGCGGAGGACTGGGAAGACCAGACGTGGCTGGCGGAGGTGGAAATGGCAAGGCTCATGAGAAGTGGTCGGAGATCACGTCTGCGTCGAATCGAGATGAGTTTTGGGAACTGGTGCATCGACTGGATCCTAAGGCTGCTGCGTGTTCATTCACGCAACTCCAGAAGTACGCAGACTGGAAATTTCGACCTGTGGAACCAGCATACGAGAATCCAAGCGGGATTTCGTTCATTGGAGGAGATCTTGATGGACGATCTGATTGGCTTGGACAATCTGGAATCGGCGGAGATGAACCATTGATTGGTAAGTTAGCCTTCTCCTCCGGGGGGGGATCCCCTAAAGGGGAACCCCTACCCCCCCTCCGTCGGGCAGTTCATATTCTGGAACTGGATGGTGGTGTTATGTAAGGGCCGGGGGGGCTACGCCGTCCCCCCGGCTAGAGTATAACGATATGCTAATACTGGTTAGGTAGATGCAAGTCACTATGCGTTTTCGGTCGATCTCGAACCGGAAAGACACTCTGGGCACGAAGTTTGGGACCCCACATCTACTGTGTGGGACTGGTGTCAGGTGACGAATGCATGAAGGCAGTGGACGTCGACTATGCCGTGTTCGACGATATACGGGGCGGGATGAAGTTTTTCCCTTCTTTCAAAGAGTGGCTGGGTGCACAAGCATGGATCACGGTGAAACGACTCTACCGAGAACCTAAGCTGATCAAGTGGGGCAAGCCAAGCATCTGGCTAGCCAATACGGATCCACGCACAGATATGAGTCACGAGGACGTGCAGTGGATGGAGGACAATTGTATTTTTGTGGAGGTCAATGACCCTATTTTTCATGCCAATAGTATGTAGTCTCGGCATCAATCCGAAGTAAATCCGATGCCGTTCCAGCAGCATGCACACGCATGATGTCAAGGATTATGAAATTCCCTGCGCCTCTCTTATCCGTGACAGAGAAGGCTGACGTGGCTTCTTCGTCGCCAATCTGATCATCGTCATAGACGACTGTTTTGTTCATTCCGTACCACCGGTGATGTTTCCGGAATACTCCGCTATCGTTACCGGAGTTGATGATGGTGGTCTTATCAGACACTAAGTCGACGCGGCGGGTATCCACCTTGGCGACCATAATATCGGTCCAATCCTGTCCCTTGTAACCCGCAAAAAGGATACCCTCTTGCAGGGTTTGCTGCGCATTGTTGTTGTTGAGGAAGCTATTGATAAACGCTCGGCTTACACCGGCGCTAGTCTCTAACCAGCCAGTGTAATTAAACGTGGCTCCACTTGCAGAAGCAAGGAATTCTTTAGACTTGGTCCAGAAGCAGATACGTCTCCACTTCCAAGGAACTGAAGAGGAGGTTTGAAGGTCAAGGCGTTCGCTAAGACCTCGGGCGAAACAAGTGGTGGCGGTGCGTGAGGCCTCCTGACTAACTGTATTGGGTTGACCTGCGACAGTGTCGAGATCACGGGCAGTCGGGCTCCAATAAAACCAGCCACCGTTGGCACCATTGACGACTGTCGGTGCCACAACAGGAGCGATGACTGTACCGGATGCGCCGGTATTGGATGTTTGCAACATAGTGTCCCGCTTTTTACGAGACGTGAGATTGACAATTTGACGCCTTGTGGGCCTCATTGCTGACCGAGTGGGGCGCCGAGTCCTTGGCCTCTTGCGATACGAGCTTTTGCGGGTCCGTCGAGCGGGGGCCCGTCTCCGATAGGTTCGACGCTTTGATGTACGCGCGTACGCCATGATAAATGTCGGTGAGGGGAATTTTGTTCATGGTTGCCTGAAATTCTGTTGGGGAGGTCACGGGCTTAAATAGTTGGGGTGTGTCCCGTGTCCTGGGCTATAATATTAGTTTGCCCAGGACACTCGAGGACACTCACGCCAATGCCGACTCTTGCATTCAACAGCCGATATGT